TCACTCATACGTAGCTTTTGCAACATACGATTCAAAACGGCTAACTGCGTGTTAAGAACGTCGTGAAGGTTATCATTACCAACAAACAAATCGGTTACTTCTTCTTTGCTGGTATCCACAATATCCATTGCCAGCACGCTTAAGTTAAAAGTCAAAATACGTTCATCTTGTGTCGCAGAATTAACCATTAAATGCGACAACGGGAAGATAGTTTGCTTTGATAGGTCAATGTCGGTGATGTCGCCGTGTGTTACCGTGTTCACATTAACATCATCAAGCAATGTGTTCTTAATCGTTTCGGTTACCTTGTAGAATCCTTGTATTCCTTTACTCATTTCTTTTTAATTTGTTGAACTTCCAAATCATTCTTCTCTTTCATAAACGCTAACATCATTAAACATTTATGGACGTTTAGTTCAGTGATATGTTCAAGTCTTGTAACATCACCGAGAGCGAGTGCGTATATTGATTGATACCAACCCCAATTGCTTCCGAATTGAGATACCGCACTATAAGGCTCTCCTTCTCCGCCTGTGAAGAGTTCAGGATAGCTTTCGATAAGTCCGTCCCTAAAGCGTAAAAAAAAAGAATAGAACCAATTACGCAATCCATTGTTATATCCTTCATATGCAACCCATCACTAGCTTTGTAGTCTTCGATTGAATATCGCTCTCCGTATTTGTTTTTAACAGGTCGATATAAAACCTGCATCGCTAAATGCATATTCTCCCAATTTCCTAAATAGGTGTCTAGGTCTATGTATTCTCCTAACGAGATGTCTTCTAGCTTCGGGATGAAGCCGTATTCCTTGCCTCCTATTTTTGTGCGTTGGATTAGCTTTTGTTTGTCGCTGAATAACTCGTTAAGCATTGATACGATTTCGTTTGTGTCGCTTAACCGCATATTCAAAACGTACTCCGATGGCACTTTGCAAAATATCTCTATCATTTTGATTTGCAGAAATCGCTCATCGGTGTTGTTCTCTTGAATTTTAAGAAACTTTTGATACTGCCCGAGTGTTACTTCGGACATCGTTTCAGGGATGTTAATCTCTACCTTCATAACTTGCTCGCTTAATGCTTCGCTATACATATAACGAATTTTAAGTAAGGTTTTAGAAAATCTGTCAAGATTTAAGTAAAGAGCATAAAAAAACCTCCCGAAGGAGGTTGTTAAATTTATTTTTTAGTTAATTAATTAATAGCTGATTTAGCTTCTTTTGCGTTAATCATATAAACGGCTTCGTCATCAGATACTAACCAATAAGTTGAACCTTCAAATTCAATATCGGTTTTGATTAGTTTGTAATCTCCGCTAATTGTTAAACCGCTTACTGTTAATGCACTAAATAAAGTTACTGTCTCCATCGTATTGTTGTTTTTGTTATTTCTATGCATCAAATATAATCAACATTTGTGAATAAGCAATACCCTGATGTAAATTTTAACATTTTTTAGTACATTGATGTTTTCCAGCAGATACTCGAACAGTACCCTTCGTGGTCTATCGGCTCTCCGCATTCTTTGCATTCAAACTCTTTGTCTTCGGTGTAATAAAGTAAGTGATTCATCTTTGTTGTTTTTTTTAAATATATTAAGAAATAATGTATTTACCCGCATTAGGGTTCTTAAGCTGATACATCACGCTATATCGTCCAGCATCAATGCAGTGATTATGGTCGTCTATTGGTGTCTTGCTTTTCTTTTCTAACCAGCAGTAGTTGTTTAATTCTTTGATAAGGTTTGTCGAATCTGGGTCTATTATTAAATCGTAGTCTTGCATTAGTGCTATACCTCCCGTGATGCTTCCTTGTCCTTTTATCGCTTCTCGTATGTTGCAATGTCGTTTTAACTCGTGAATCAATCTAGGTTCAGCACTATCGGCTATTATTAAAGCATCCCCAGCATACCTTCTATTTAAATCCGCTATTTCGCTTGTTGTTAGCTTGTGCAAGTAGAAACACTCTTTAAGGTATATTCGTTTGTTAGCTTTGTCTATGTTGGTTTTTATAAGGGTTGATGCGTCATTTGAAAATCCAAAGTCTTGGCCAAACACACTAATGCCTACTTCTTTAAATTCTCCTATTGACCAGTTCGTGAAAATAACACCTTCTGCTTTGTCCAACCATCCACCTAATATTTGGTGCTTATACTTTTCGGGTCTTCTAACCTTCATCTGCTCTATCTGGTCGATGAACGACTGGTTCAGGTTAGCGATGTTGTCTAAATAAGTGGAGTGTATGTAGGTGGTGTCTCCCTTTGTTAGATTGCTTCCTTCCTGAACACCTCTACTCTCAAAGAACTTTTGGTAAATGAAATGCTCTTTTGTTGTGGGGTTTAAAATTAAAATGATGCGGTTTTGATTCTTCTTTGAACGAATAGAGAAATCAATAACATCGAATTTCTTTTCGTCTGTCAGTTCTTCCGCCTCTTCAAGCACCCAAGTAGTAACACCTTGTATTGACTTTAACGATGCCGTCTGGTCGCCACTACTTGTCTTGATACCCTTAAAGATTATCTTGCTACCTGTTTGGGTGTTTATGATTTCGTCTTTGGTAACGTGAAAATATCCTTCTAACCCAAGTAACTCTATCTTCTCAAGAAATTCAGGTATAATAGATATAGCTGCTGATACTAACGTGTACCTAGTAAATAGGATTACGTGTTCTCTTTCGAATGTCAGCAAAAGAATCAAAATAGATACGTTGAATGATTTGCCAGATGCCCTACCTCCCGAAACTATGAAGTAACGACTATCGGAATCAGCAAACACCTCGTATTTCTTTTGAACACTAATCAAACTTGAGCAACTCTTTAAAGTTGATGTTTAACCCATCGGAAGATAGTGTAACGTTTTCTTTTGGTTTTCCGAAGCGATAGTTAAAGTAAAGCTGGATAGCACGTATATCACCATCCTTTATCTTGCCACCTAACACACGAATAGCATCATCCGAATTAATGATAGCATCTAAACGTTCTATTAGTTTGCCTTCTTCGTCTTTAGGTTTTCTTCCCGCAGTCTTATGTCCACCGTTATTCTTTCTTCCGTCCATAATTAAATAAAATTATTATTAATTGAAGAATAGGTTTTATCTATCATAGATTTTTTTTATACTAAAATAACTCTTTAATAGATATTAAGCATCCAAGGCTAGTGTTTGAATCCCCACCCTCTCTAGGTTCATTAAATTTCAACCAATCTTTACATTTCTTTTTTAGGTCTTCCATTTTAAAAAATAATATGGTTTCAATATCTTCTTGTTCAAACTCGTTTCTTGGTGTGTTTTGTTTTAGTATGATGTAAATCCAGTATTTAGCTTGCGTAGTAGCTATGCCACTTGGCTTACCTCTACTCATAAATTCGATATATAAATTACCTGTTCTTGTTGCTATGAAATCTGTTTTAACTTCGATTGTCGCATCGTTCAAAAGTTTAGCAATAATAGTTTCTCCTTGCTGACCTAATTTTAAGTCATATTTGAAATCATTATTGTAGTCCATCTATTATACGAATATACTTACTATTAGTGTTATCAATGCTCCTATAAATCCTATTGATGTGAATAGTAATGCGTCTTGTATTTGTTTGTTGCTACGTCCTTGGTTCATCCTTGTAAATTTAATTTTCTGTGTTAGATTTTCTACCTGATGCATATCCATCCTTCCATCCTTTCTTGTAGCTATTTGTTAATGCGTAGCTTTCTTTTCTTCGCATCTCGGTAAATATGCCATTCCAAGTCCATTTATCTTTATCTGTCTCCCAAAGCTTGTGGAATAGTTCTTCTACTGGTGTTTTCATAGTATAAATTGTAATATATAGATAAACAAAACAATAGGATGATATACGACACAAAAAATGTCCATAAATTTTATGAATTTACTTTTCATCTCAAATAGTTAAAGTTTCTCTTATGTGTTACTGGTACTTCGTGTCCGCATATAGCACATTCTCCTAAATGGTAAGTGTGTACGTGATGCATCTTCGTTTGTTGCTCGGTCAGGTAAGGCAAGCCACAAGGATAGCATACGTGGTCATTTAAATACTTTCTTTCGTTTTCCTCTGCTTTCGCAATAAAGCGTTCAGCTTCTTCACCTTCAAGGTATAGTAGTTTATACATACGTTTTGTTATCGTTTGTTAGCATAAAGTCAGGTACTATCTTCGTTGTACCTTTAGGCATTTGTATCGTTTTGCTGACATCAGCAAAATCATCAGAAATCGCCTCAATGAAGCGTTCAGCTTCTTCGCCTTCTAAATATAATAGTTTATCCATTCTCATACACTAATTTACCCAAACACCAATATACGGACAAGCATCTTTTTCCTTTTGTCGCTACTATTGTACCATTAAATTTACTATCATCATTACAAACAAACATATTGCTAACACTAGATATACCGAATATCTGCTTTCGTGCTTCCCATTGGCTTATTTCTTTATTTCTGAATTTTTCTAAAATCATATCGTATTCTTTCATATATAGTTTTATCGGATCATTCATTTAAAATTGTTTTGTTTATTAAAAAAAGGTCGTCTAAATAATCGCTTCTTAAGGCAAATGCACTTATTTCTTCTTCATTAGGTGCTTCAATGGTTTTGTCCTCTTTTAGTTCCCAATCAGGATAAACTATCTTAAATTTATTAATGGCATCTCTAACCATTGATGGAGCGTAAGTATGTCTTCCGTGCGCATACCTTATAGCCATCCAAATAGTATCTTCAAAACAACTTTTAAGCATTTGAAGTTTTTTATCATCTGTCAGTTTATCCATAATAGGCTCTTGCGTGTCCTTCACTTAAAAGTGTTTTGTTTATGTTTAATTCTCCGATTCTCACTATACCAAGACATCTTCCGTACTTACCTATGCCTAACGATTCCAGTTCAAATTCTCTATCGCGTAGTAGTTGGCTTAACCGCTCCTTTGCCGCTTTGCCTTTCTCTTTCTCAAGTAGGTCTTTGGTTCTCGTTTCAGGCGTATCTATACCATATAGCCGGATGGTTACTTTCTTCCAAGTGAAAAAGCCTAAATCTACCATTGCCTCAATAGTATCTCCATCTACTATACGGATAAGTTTAGCGTTGTATGTGTACATTCTTTATTATTATATCTGCTTGTTTTTCACTTAATAAATAAACGCTTTTTGTTTTTTTACTTGAATCCCAATATGTTGTTGTTGGGCATTCTATTTCGGATGTTACTAAATCAGTTAAGCGTTCAAGTATAAAAAAATAAATGCCTTTAGGGTCTATAACCAAATATATTTTAATCCCATCAAAAGACATCATTTTTTCATACTTGTACGTTTCTAACATTTTTTGTTCATAGTATGAATCCCTAAACTTCATCTCTATGATACAATCAAATCCATTTGATGTTTTTCCTATTGCATCATAAGGAAGGTAACTATCACCTGTGTGCGTTAATTGCCAACCTTTATTATTTAGTTTTTCTACTACTTTCTTTTCATATGTCAGTATATCATCAATCACAAATTACTGTGGTTTTTATAACGTCAAAACTTCCATCTTCGTATCTTATGGTCTTGGTGTAGTTCTTGTATTGGTCTGGACCATTCCAACTACCTGAATTAATTAGAACCCATTCAACACCTCCATCTTTGTACACTTTCTTGTACACCTTTTGTGTGCAATTTTCTTCTTTGCTGCAACCGAATGTTGCTAACGCTACTAATAATGCTACCTT